TTCTGTTACTACAACCGAAGGTAGTAAATCAGGTCGTAGAGTGCATTCCATAACACGCTCGGTGCCATCCTTCTTGGTGAAGGTTACGCTGACTGGACCAAACTTTAGCATATCCTTTAGCCAGAGATTAAAGTGCTTCAACTCGTCATCAGACATGTCATTGTAAACGTATTCTGCTACATCAGTCATTCTGTTGTTCTTTCCAAGTTGTGAAAAAGTTCTTGATCTTAGTCTCTTCGTCCCAAGAAGCACCGTATGGATTGCGCTCATCGGCTAATGCCAATGCTTCTTCTTTGGTGACAACACGGTGATTGATAACGATATCAGTAGGACGTAGATGCTCTTGGCTGAACTCTTTGGCTCGTTCCATAGCTACCGTATCCAGCGCATATTCTGCCTTACCCTTAGGCACTTCAATCATATAACTCACCTTATGTTGTGAGAGGGTTTCTACTAGGACCCATTCAGTCTCTTCAATCTTATTCAGTGTGAAGGTTCCGTCTTCATTGTCTGTCCAGACAAGTTCATCCCCTTCTTTCCAGCCGAACTGTTCAAGCATTTCAGGAGTAAATTCTATGACGGCATCACCACTACCATCAGATGCTTCTTCTACGGTTACGGTCCAACTCTTATCCATCGTTTGATCCTTTTAAATAGTTTCCCGATCGTACCACACACGATATTAATCATGAATAAAGTGTGAGATACAACTGATATAATGATAAAGAATACCCACCAGATAAAGGCTACAGTCAAGAAGAATAACAATAATATAACTTCTCTGGTGTTTCTACTCATTTCATTATTTTAATAATAGACTATTTTAGGAAGGAAGTCAAGAGTTATCTCACTTGGTAGCAACTTTCGGGCGTCTTCCGAAACCCATCATTGATTGTGCTGCTGCGAGTTCGCTCTCGTCTAGATAACCATCGTGATTCTTGTCAAGAGCATCAAAGTACTTGAGTAGCATCTGACCCATCTGTCCCTTGAGTTCAGACTTCTCTAACTTGCCATCTAGATTCGTATCAAACATACCAATCATACGAGTCTTATTCATGTCTTGATCATATGTCACAGGATGCGAAGTCGTCTCATCAAGCCAGCGATATGTCAGGGGCATGTACAACATCTCTTGGAATGATTGCTCTCCCCATGTAACCTTGATCGTTGGATCTGGATTAGATGGATTGTTCTTAGAGTTGTCGTAGATGAAATGTGCGATCAACTTAGAACCTGCAGGAACCTTAATTGGGGTCGCGAATGTATAGTGACGCTGCCAGTTAAAGTCATATCTGGGTAGGCTCAGCAGTTCTTCTAGCTTGCCATTAGGATATTGAATCCATAGATCAGCAGATATTGCCCTATAGTGTGCGTGTGGGAAAGCTGCATAGAGCAACGCATCACGTGGGAAAGTCACATAAGCCATTTCTTGGTGGTGAGCATCTCCGGCTGGAATCTCAATAGCCGGATTCACGATCACGGTAGAACGAATCATCAGATCAGGCTTCTCGTTATCCTTATAATAATAGAGTCCGATTTTTGTGTGTTCAGTTACTTCCTTACCATATGGAGTGTAGTGATTCTGGAAACCAATGGCTCCACCTGGTGGAATATATGAGCCTGAGTTAGGAGGAGCAATCTCGCTCTCTGCACCAGGAGCATATCCACCTACTGATACTCCCCACTTGTTTTCGTAAGCAGATTCCCCTGCCTTTGGCACATCATTCATGTAACCAGTCAGCACATGGTGTACGCCCTGACGGCTCTCTACATTGATAGTTGACGCCTTGAGCCACTTGCCCTCTTTAGAAGGATTGACTACCCAAGGATGTTGATAATCAACAACGCCGCTAGCAGGAATAGTAAAAGATGGAATGTCAAGGATAGCATCTGGTTTACCTAATGGCCATTCAGCAGCCACGAATGTCTTGGCTGCTAACGGATCGGGACCAGCGCCACGTGGAGAACCTTGTTCTACCCAATGAACAATCTTCGTGATCTCGTCGGGTAATAGTCGCTTGTCATCTGAGAACTTGCCGATGTGTGGATCAGCGTTGTAAGGTGGCATGCGGCTAGTACGAATGACTTCTCTGATCATAGGAGAGAATCCCTTCACTGACGCATAATCCTTCATCGCAAAAGGACCGATGCCGTTCTTTTGGTGACAGACTACGCAATTAGATTCTAGGATAGGTGCTACATCATTAACATATGTATATTGCTTAGGAGTATGCCGTGATGCAAAATCAATCAAGCAACCCTTAGACATCTGAGTCGCAGCCGGAACAGGCTTTCCTGCTAGTAGAGCAGTGAGGGCAGCATCGGCAAATCTCTTGCTGGCATTCTTCTGTACTCCGTAATCAGAACGATCATCTAGCGGACCACGATAGACTACAGTCCATGTCTTAGGATCAATGATGAAGACCTCTGCGGTACGGGTAACGCCCAACTGTTCTCCAACCAACTGATTATGATCCATGAGGATCGGAATATCAATCTTATATTCCTTAGCCTCAGTCACGATATCATCTCGGCTATCTTGTAGATTAGAATTGATCATCATGATCTCTACGCCCTGAGAAGCATACTTAGCCTTTAGGGCTTTCAATTCAGGGATCATTGCCCGTGCGATAGGACAGCCATCTCCGGTTGATACTAATACGATAGCCTTTGTGTAAGACAATCTATGTAACTCGTGTGCCTCAAGATGTTGGGCATCAACTAGCATGAAGTTATCTACCTTGTTATTCACCTGTGAGAAAGCAGGATGACTAAGCATAGCAAGGGTCGTAAGGATTAACCATAGGACGGTAGTTCTAATCTTATTCATATTACGTTTCCTTTATTATGTATGTATTTATACTTAAACATGATGTTCTTAGGTAATACTTAAGAACGGTGTTTACTGCAATTTATTCCCACCTCAACAAGAACCAAGCTAATTCCTTTTCGCTACGAAAAACGATATGACACCACGGATCAAACCCGTCAAGAAGATGACCGCAGTCATTGTCTGCACACCATTGTCTGATCTCAACTAGATGGCTATCATTCAGACCGGTTGGAGTAAAGCATTCGGGATAATAAGACAAAGCATATTCCAAAATCAACGGCTTACCTTGGACTGGCCTAAATACTAGTCTAGGCTCTTCGTATCTTAATTCCATCTCAATACAATGTCCATCATTTCGCGAAGTGTTTTCATAGTAATATTTAGTTTCCATCCTGCGTGAGAATGTATAAAAGTGTAAATGTCCGTGAATAATGCTAAATAATACTATGAACAATACTCCATTTACCTACTACCTTTATTGGGCCGAACTTGATCTACACTATTATGGTGTTAGATATGCTGTTGGGTGCGACCCATCTGAATTATGGACTCGCTACTTTACCTCATCAACTTATGTAAATCGATTACGAAAAAACTACGGCGATCCGGACATAATACAAGTCCGTAGAACATTTACCACCGTAGCCGAATCAAAATCTTGGGAGTCACGAGTCTTACGCAGAATCCGAGCATTGGAAAAAATGAATTGGTTAAACTGTGCTAATCAATCCATCAGAGTTCGCAAAAACTTCGACGGATTTTTGGCACCAAACTATGGATATGTCTTTACGCCTATAGAAAAAGTCAATAAATCCGTTCAATACAAAAAACATAAATGGTGGAACAACGGCACTGAACAATGCTTCTGCGAAACACCACCCGATACCTCATACCAACGAGGACGACTATCATTTAATAACCGCGGTGCCCAAATGGGTGCCCAAATCAACAGTCAAAAATACTGGGTTACCAACGGAACAGATGAGCAAATGATCTTTAAGACTGACCCTATCCCTACTGGATATGCTCCAGGAAGAATAGAATCAGTATTAAAAGGTAAAACCAATCACGCTCGCGGAACAAGATGGTGGACCAACGGAATTACAACTAAAATGTCCGAAGACCGCCCAGGTCCGAAATGGACCCGAGGAAGGACTACATTACGGGGCCATTCCCATTCTTAAATCCAATTTCTCCTCCTTGCTCTTTAATCTTCTTTAATACATCTTCAAATAAGATTGGAGCAAAGTCGGGTAGTTGTTCAACTGATACATTGAAGTATCGTGGATCAATCTCGTCGCTGTATAGAATTTTGCCGGTCTCGGCATCAACTCCGCGTGGCTTCATAACACGATTTGCGTGGAGATGGCCGTGGATTGAGCAACCAAAACGTCCAAGACTTGCTTCATGCACAGGGATATGACTCAGGATCATGCCATTCATGACATGATAGGACCTCAGTGATCGGAATCCAATATCGGTATAGTCTGAATCCTTGAAGATATCGTGATTGCCGCGGATCAGGACCTTGTCACCATTCAGGCGCAGAACGGTAGCCAGAGCCTTACGATTGATAGCCACATCTCCTAAAAAATATATTTTGTCGTTTGGCTTAACACGCTCGTTATAGACTTTAACAAGATGTTCGTCCATTTCTTCAGCGGTGTCCCACGGCCGTAACTTTGTTACGCCGTCATTACGCATAAACTTACAAACTCCTTGATGCCCAAAATGGGGATCTGAATAAAGAAAAACTGATGGCATAAACATCTCCTAAATGATAAATAACTAAACAAAGGGCAAATATGATTGACGCTTATGTTTATACAATAACCAACAAACTTACCGGTGAATTTTACCACGGGTATCGATACAGAAATCAAACTTTGGGTATTGTTCCTAAAGATGATCTCTGGATCACTTATTTTACATCATCTAACAGAATTAAAAATGACATAAAGAAATACGGAAAAACTGCTTTTACTGCTACTATTATATATGAAAATTCCGATTCTGTCAAGTGTTGGCAACAGGAGCAGATAGCAATCAGACAAGATTGGGGTAATCCATTACTGCTAAACGGCAAATATCACAACCCAGAATCCAGTGTTGAGATATTCCGTAGGGTTAATATACTTACCAAAGAATCTAGACAGAAGATGTCTGCGGCTGGTAAGGGCCGTCCCAAATCCGAAAATCATAAAAAAAATATTGCTATTGCTAATACAGGGAAAAAAGGATCAGCAGAAAAAAGTGCTAAAATATCTAGAGCCAGAAAAGGAAAACCCCCTTCAAACAAAGGAATCACACCACCTAAATATTCTTGTCCAAATTGCGGGTCATCTGTGTCTATGGGCAACTTCAATAGATGGCACGGAGAAAGGTGTAAAATGATCGACCCGATTGGGCACAATAATCGATCATTTCAAGTTACAAATCTTAATAAGAAATAATATTCCTCAACTCCATTGTATTGCCGCTATTGTAGCATACTTGGCATGCCGTTGTCTAATCTTTATTGTTAGGCGATTATCAGTGGCATCCCTATCTGCCATACCCCAGTTCCAATCCCAACCTTGACGACCCACATGCTGTTCCATCCAAGGACGATAGTGATCGTTGGGGTCAGCACTATCAACATACTCAAACTCTGGACCATATCCAGAATATCCGTCTCTATGACTGGGACCAACTTTTACTTGTCCTTTTGGC